GTATGGCTGCATGGGCATGGATGACAGGTAGATTGACAGGAAACGGACCAGTCGATAGGCAGAAAAGACAGACATGGATGGATGCTGGTTATCAGCAACGCATGATCTACTTTGGAGATGTCGGTGTAGAATACGATTCGTTTGAACCATTTAACCAGATTATGTCTATGATAGCTGACATAGGTGACGCTAGTTTACTTATGGGTGAAGAGTGGACAGAAGATAACTTACTTAAAGTATCTTTACTCTTATCTCAAGGTGTAACAAGTAAATCATACTTGGCAGGCTTACAGTCATTTGCTGATTTATTTGGTGGTAAACCCGGTCAGGCTAGTAGAATTATAGCAGGCTTTGCAAACAACCAAGTACCACTAGCTGGTATACGTAATGATTTAGGTAAAATATTTACACCATATACACGTGAACTAAACTCTGGTATATTTGACTCTATACGTAACCGTAACAAAATGAGTGAAAGATTACCGGGTCAAGATTTACCTATCAAGTATGATATACTTAATGGTAGACCTATTAAGAATCACGACTTTATTACAAGAGCTTATAATGCTTTTGTTCCTGTAGCATTTAATCTAACTCCTAGTATTGGTAGAACTTTACTATTTAATAGTGGTTATGATCTGAGAATGTCAGTTTTATATTCGCCTAATGGTGATGACCTAACTGATAGTCCTAAACTACGTTCTAGATTTCAACAAGAAATAGGACGAGAAAGATTAGAAGTAAAGTTAAGTAGACTTGCTAAAGATCCTAAAATTATAGCATCTATGGAACAGATGTATGATGATATAAACTCTGGTAGAAGAGCTGAATTTCAACCTAGAGACTATTATCATAATATTATTATAGGTAAACTATTTGACAAAGCACGTAAAAAAGCTTGGACAAGAGTAATGAATGAACAAGAAGCTCTACTTATATCACAAGAAAGGGAAGAGAAAAAAATACAGCGTAACTTAAAGAAGGAACAAACTTCTAACATCCTCAACATATACAAATAAATAATGTCACAACTCTCATATAGGCAACAAACAGCGACTGGAGCTGACATCAACTTTACTATTGATACATTCTCATCCGATGAACTGAAGGTATATGTTGATGGAGTTCTAAAGACTGCTGGGGTTCATTACAACATAAACCCATACAACTCTAATTCTCAAAGCACCGTAGACTGGATAGGGACTGCACCAAGCAGCCCTAGCATAGTCCGTATTGTACGAGAAACAGATGTTTTAAATCAAGGTAATACTGCTGTAGAAGGTAGAGCTACATATGCAGCTGGATCTTCAGTTAAGGCAGATGACCTAAATAACAACCAAAAACAAGTTCTTAGAGCATTACAAGAACATAACGATCAATTAATACAAACTTACGATATAGAACCTGATGCTATTACTAATGCTTTAATAGCTGACAATCAAATTGATTCTGAACACTATGTAGATGGATCTATTGATGGTGTTCACTTAGCTGGAGATGTTATAGATGGTACAAAGATTGCTGATGATTCTATAGATTCAGAACACTATGTAAACGGAAGTATAGATGAAGAGCATATAGCAAACTCAGCAGTTACACAAAATAAATTAGCTAACAACTCTGTAGGTACACCAGAACTTATCAATGCTTCTGTAACTACAGGTAAAATAGTTGATAGTGCAGTTACAGCGTCTAAAATAGCAGCTGCAAATGTTACTACAGCTAAAATTGCAGATAGTGCAGTTACTGCATCTAAGATTGCAGATGCAAATATAACTACAGCTAAGATTGCATCTGACGCAATTACAAACTCAAAAATAGCAGATAATGCTATAGCTAGTGCTAACATAGCTGACGGCAATATTACTACAACTAAAATAGCAGACGATGCTGTACGAGCTAATCATATCGCTGATAGTCAAGTTCTAACCGCAGCTATAGCTAACGATGCAGTTACAGCTGATAAAATTGCAGATGCAGTTATTGTAACTAATAGTGAGCAAGCAAGTCACAGTGTAAACGATGCTACATTCTTTACTACAGCTGCTGCTGAAGCTAGATACTTCAACGCATCTACTGGAGAGACTATTAAAGATGGTCAATCATTTCCAGATAATGATACAACTATTGCAACTACCGCAGCTATCAACGACAGGATAATCGACCTTGTTGATGATGTTGGTGGTTTTGTACCGATAGCTAATGAAACAAGCTTTCCTAATGCTAACCCTGATGTAAATAATGGAACAGGAACTATTGTTAGTGTTTCTACTTTAGCTTCTAACCATACCTCAAACGGTAGTGGAGTTATAACTATTTCTAACGGAACTGTAGGAAACTCTACTGTAACTATTAATGGAGCTGCAAATAATACAACTTATAGTGCTGGCTATGGATTACTTGTAGAAACTACTACTACACTTAATACGTATACATTTCATAGATTAGTACCAAAAGCAACAGAGGTTACAACTGTAGCTGGTAAAGCAACAGAAATAGGCAGACTTGGAACTGCTGATGCTGTAGCAGACATGGCAATACTTGGTACAGCAGATGTTGTAGCAGACTTAAATACTTTAGGTACTGCTGACATTGTAGCTGACATGAACATGCTTGCAGTGGCTGATGTTATATCTGACATGAATACTCTTGCTGTAACCGATGTTATTAATGACATGGATACAGTAGCTGGTGCAGTAACTAACGTTAATAATGTTGGTAACAGTATTGCAAATGTAAACACAACTGCTGGTTCAATCGCAAACGTAAACACAGTTGCAGGGTCTATAGCAAACGTCAATACAGTTGGTGGAGCTATATCTAATGTAAACACAACTGCTGGGTCTATATCAAATGTTAACACAGTAGCAAGTAATATAAGCAGTGTTAACAATTTTGCTAACCAATATCGTATAGGTTCAAACAACCCTACATCCAGCTTAGATACAGGAGACTTATTCTTTAACACTTCAACTAACTCACTTAAAGTTTATACTGGTAGTGCTTGGGTAGATGGTGTAACACAGACAGGTAACTTTGCTCTTAAAACTGGTAACACATTTACTGGTAGTAACATATACAATGATAACCAAAAAGCTTTATTTGGTACAGGGTCAGATTTAGAGGTATTTCATAATGGAACTCATTCTTTTATTCTAAATACTAATACTTCTGGTGGTTTATATCAACGAACAAATGAATTACTACTGCAAAGTTATACAGGTAATGAAAATTATTTAGTTGGTACTTATAATGGAGCAGTAGAGCTATATTATGATGGCAGTAAAAAGTTTCAAACAAGCACTGAAGGTGTAGATATTGTATCAGGTCATTTAACTCTTACTGATGGTAAAAAAGCAAGATTTGGAGCTAGTTTAGATTTTCAGATTTATCACGATGGTACATTTAATTATATTGCTGCCCCTAATAACCACGAAGTACATATAAATGCTAATTCTGGCGGTTCTACAGAAAATATGGCTAAGTTCAAGCCAAACGGATCAGTAGAGCTATACCACAATAACATTAAAATGTTGGAAACAGCTGACGTTGGGGTAAAAGTCGGAGACGGTAAAAGGTATGTAGTTGGAGACGATAATGATGGATATTTAAGATATACCAGTAACACCGTAGAAATGTTTGTTGCTCATGCACAGCCATTTAAAGTTAATTTAGGAAGTGAAACTGCACTATTAGCTTCTGCAAACGGAGCAGTAAACCTTTACTACGACAACGCTTTAAAACTAAATACAAAGTCAGACGGTGTTCTTGTTAGCGGTGAATTACAAGCTACTAACTTAGAAGCCACTGGTAGTTCTACTTTTAGCGGTGACGTATATCATGGTGATAACGTAAAAGCTCGGTTTGGAACTGGTAGTGACCTACAAATTTATCACTCTGGAAGTAATGCTTTTATAAAAAACACAGCTAATGGTAACTTATATATTCAAGACGATGTAGGACAAAATATTTATATAAGAGCAATACCTAACGAAAATGCTGCTGTTTTTAAACCAAATGCTGCAGTTGAACTTTTTTACAACAACAGTAAAAAGTTTGAGACTAAAAGTACGGGAGCTGGAGTAACAGGAACACTAGATGTTGGTACTGTAAATTCAACTTTAGATAGTTCTGATAATACACTTTTAATACAAACAACAACTTCTGGAGATCCTCGTCTATTCTTTAATGCTTCTGGTTCTGGTGGTCATCGTATAGAATATCTTCGCAGTAGTAATACACTTAATTTTACTAATGGATCTTCTAACCGTTTACAGATTACTGCTGCTGGACATACAATACCGGGAACTGACAGTCTTTATGATTTAGGTCTAACTGGTACAAGATGGAGAGCAGCTTATGTTGACACTTACTATGGTGACGGCTCAAACCTTACAGGTATTAACACAGACTTAGTATCAGATACAAGTCCACAGCTAGGTGGTGCGTTACAGAGTAACGGTTTTAATATAGACATGGCTGATAATAATAGGATTCAGCTAGGCACAGGAACAGACTTTGAAATTTATCATAAATCTGCTGATAATGGTAACTATATAGAATCACAAAATAGTAGACCTTTATTCCTTGAACAAGATAAAATATATATCTTAAATCAAGCTGGTGCTGAATATATGCTTTATGGTGAAGCTGATGCAGAAGTTCAACTATTTTATAATAACAGTAAAAAGTTTGAAACAAATGCAAACGGAGTTGAAGCATTTGGACATCTTGTATTAGGTGATAATAGATATGTTAAACTTGGTAACGGAACAGACGTTCAGATATTTCATAATGGTTCTAATTTCCATATTCAGCATATTACTTCTGGTTCTGCATATATAGATTCTATTGGACATCATGTTTTTAGAAGCTACTCTACTGGTGAATATAGAGCTCAATTTACCAACAATGGAGCAGTAGACCTTTACTATGATGGCACTAAAAAAGCTGCAACTTCTAGCAGTGGAATGACTTTTGACGAAGCTTATGTACATCACCATATAAACTCAGGTAATAGTTCAGAAATTAGATTTACTACTAACGGTACACGCAGAGGTTCTGTATATGCTGATAACGGTAATACTGTTGGATTTACTAAACCTGATGGTGGTTGGTCAGCAAGATGGCATAGTGATGGTACACAGACTTCTCATGGAGGTATAAATCCCGTTACTAACAACGCTTTTGATTTAGGTAATTCATCATACCGTTGGAGAAACGTCTACACCAACGACCTTCACTTATCTAACGAAGGACATTCTAATGATATTGATGGTAGCTGGGGTAACTGGACAATACAGGAAGGAGAATCAGACTTGTTCTTAAAAAATAACCGTTCTGGTAAAAAATATAAATTTAATTTAACGGAGGTAGTATAATGGGTTTATTTACAAACAGTATTAAACCAGCAGGCGGCTTGGCTTCTGGATACGAAGGTGGTATTATACAGATGAAGTATACACCTGTTCGTGGTGTAGTAAGTAATAGCACGTCTGACAGTGGTAATCATTGTTCAGAATTTGATACTACAATAACTCCTAAAACTACACAAAGTAGAATCATTATTCAAGGTTTTTTTGGTGCTGTTTCTTCTAGTGGTGGTAATAGCTTTGCTATAACAGTAAGAAGAGGGTCTACTGTAATTGACGACCTGAGAGCTAGTGCTGACGGGAGTAGAAGTAGATATACAATGAGAGGTGCTACAACATGGAACGCAGATCAAAACCATTGTCACTCTTATTCTTTAAATGTTCTGGATTATCCAAACACTACAAGTGCTGTTACTTATAGAATATACGTATCCTGTGAGAGTAATGGTACTCTTTATTTTGGTAGAAATAGATATAACGGAAGCAGTAGTAGCCCTATTTATTCTAGAGCTATGTCAAGCCTATTAGTTATGGAGGTAACTCGCTAATGAATTATGATCATGAAGCAATTAGAGAAGCTTATCCTAATGAAATGCTTGAAATAATTAATGGAAAAGGTATTTTTAAATCCGACACAGGTGCTACTGAAACCTTTTCTGTCGATCAATCTTTAGTTGATGCAGCTAGAGTTGAATTAAATAAGCTTGTATACAAAGCTGAAAGGGCGATGGCGTATCCAGATTGGCAGAGTCAACTGGATTACATCTACCACAACGGAATCGACAAATGGAAAACAGATATAGTCGATCCTGTTAAAAACAAATATCCAAAACCTTAAAATGGCAATTACAAAAACTTGGGAAGTAAACACCCTAGAAAGAGAACTAGCTGACGGCTATGTTAAAAAAGTTATCTATCGTGTAAAAGGTATAGACGGTAGTGAAGAAAAAGCAAGAGCAACTGGCGAAGTAGAACTCGAAAAGCCAGAGACTCTTATACCTTACAAAGATCTAACTGAGTCAACAGTGCTGGGCTGGGTCAAAGCAAAACTTGGAACTGATGAAGTAGCTCGTGTAGAAAAGTGGTTAGAAGATGAGATAACACTTATTAATACACCAGTTACAGGCACAGGCAAACCTTGGTAAGTGGAAGTACCCACCATAGTATTACCAGATGCAGTACAGATAGAAACAGTAGAAATACCTTTACCTACAGCTGACGTACCTTACTATATTCCTATGGTTGTTCCACCCAGCGACCTTAGAGATCAAGAAGCTAAACCTGTCAAGACTGAAGAAAAAGTTGAACCACCTACTTTAAAAATACCGTTTATTAAGCAGCCAGTACCTCAACCTTCTACGGAAGTTATAGTAGTGGCAGCTACAACGGCAATTACAGCTGTGGCAGCTACAACACTTACACAGCCTATAATCGAATGGATACGTAAAAAGGTCCAAAAATTCCTACAAGATAAAATCACCAAATGGAGAAAAAACCTGACGAACAAAAAGGACTCTTCAAAAGAATCAAAGAAGGAATAGACGATCATGAAGAACAGATGGTGGTACTGGGGGCGATGGTTCGTCTTGGTGTCGTTATCTGGTCTGGGTTTATCATAACCCTTAATTATGTCGAACTACCCATGGTTAAAAAGAGTCCCGGCGGAGATATCACATTTCCGGCTTCAATATTTACTGGAGCACTCGCCACATTCGGCTTGTCCACTGGCAATGGTAAAAAACAAGACAA